CGTCGGCATGGACCTGGTTCCCTAGAAGAAGTTCGCGACGTTGGAGGCGGTATTGGGCGAAAACATCTTGGCCAGCGCGCTAGGGTTCTTCAGCGCGCCGTAGGCTCCGGCGGCCGTGCCAGCCAGCGCCAGCACGTCGCCGAACGTCTTCATGTTGTCGCCGGTGTGGCCGGAGGCGTCGAGTTGGTAGGGCAGCACGTTGGTCGCGTAGCCCCGCTTGTCGTTGCCGATCTGGCCAACCGCCGTGGCGTCCATGGCCTGCGCGCGGTCAGCGGTGCCGAGCAGATTACCGAAGGACCGGAGATCCCCGAGTGCCTGGGCCTGCTGGTCGCCGAAGGCGGTCGCCTTGTCCATCTGGCCCTTGTTGTCGTTCTGGACCGTGATGTCGTTCGACGCCGGCATCAGCCCGGAGGTCGTGACGTCCGGCTTGTTCGGCGTGTTCGAGCCGAAATAGTCGCCGAGCTGCGTCGCCACATTCGCCTGGGCGACCGGGAAGTCGTTGTACTGGGTCAGGGCATTGGCGTTGATCGCCTGCGCCTGCTTGTCGAGCGCGGCGTTGCGCACCGTCTGGGATCGCACATCAGCGTGTCACCGAGGTCGCCGCGCCGGACTGCGCGAACATGGCGGGGCTGAGCGAAGGCGCCATGCCGGACGAATAGGCGTAAGCCTTCGCCGCGGCAGCGGAGGTGCCCAGCTGGTTGGTGAAGTCGGTAAAGAGGTTCGTCAGCGGGCTATAGGCCGCCGGCGTCGACAGGGCCGCCGCTTGCGCGGTCGCGCTGTTCGCTGCGCCCGTGGCGTCGCCGGTGGCGTTCAGGGAGTTGATCAGGTTCTGTTGGGCCGTCTGCACGGCGCTCTTGTCCTGACCTTCCTGCGCGACCGCCTGATCCTTGATCTGCTGGTCGTAGGTGTCATAGAGCTTCTGCAGCTGGCCGGACTGGAAGCCGCGCGTCGAGCTGTTGAGATTGCCGGCCCGATCGAGCGCGTAAGTCAGCTGCTTCGTGGCGTTGCCGAACTGGTCGTTCAGCTGGGGCTCGGCGTAATTGGTGTAGGCGTCCGCCTGCTTCTGAAAATAGTCCGGTGTGAACTGCTTCGAGAAGGTCGTGTTGATCGCGTCGGTGCCGGTCTTGATCGCCGACTGGCGGTCGGCTTCGGCTTTCGTCGCCGCTGCGGCTTCCTGGTTCGCGTAGTCCCCCGCCTTGCCGCCGCCGCTCATGTCTGCCCCGGAACTCGCTTCATCGAGTAGCCCACTTTTCTAAAGCCAAAATGCTCTAGGAAACGGGCCGTGCGCTCGGAATTGAAGCCGTTGGAGTTGCCGCCGAAACTCTCCCGCGCGTGGAGCATGTCGCTCCAGCGGACGAACTCGGCCATGAGTTGCGCGGCTGCCCGAGTTCCGCGTGATCCGGGCTTGACGTAGAGGACTTCCTGAACGGTGAAGATCCCGCTCGTAAAAGCGTAGCCGTGAATGTACGCCATAAGGAACCCAATCACAACCCCATTGTCGTCTGCAACGAATACAGTCGGGGCGGCCGTGCGCAGGTATTGCCGGTAGGTCTCGCGGACGCGAGCTTCTTCGCAATCGAGGTGTGGCAGGGTCTCGGCGACGTCGAGCTTGGTCAACTCGACGATGGTGTCCTCATCGGCGAAGACGCCGAGCCTAACGTGCATTTCCGGCCGCTTTCGCCACTTTCGCGGCGCGGCGCCCGCGGCGGGTGTGCGTGCGGTGGACGACGTCGTACGCCTTGGGCGACCGGAGTTCTTGCCGAAACCAGTTGACCCACAGGCCCAGGCTCGCCTCGACATAGGCGGGGTACTTGGCCCGCGCACCCCAAGTACGCCGCAAGAGCCAGCGCCAGTCGGTGCGCACGAAGGGGCTGAAAAAGTGGGCAGGATTGCGCTTCACGACGAACATCATTTCACCCATGCAAATTGAACGAAGGTCTGCCCGTCGCGCCCGTATTTCGGCATGATGGCCTCCCGCTTCAGGCCCAGCGCCTCGATCCAGCGATGCACCTCGGCGTAGCCGTCGATCGACACGCACTCGATCCGATGCACGCCGCGCTCGCGGTACTGCGGGAACAGCCGCTTGACGATGAAGCGGGTCAGCGGGTGCGCGAACTCAGGGAACCGATCGGTCGAGAAGAAGGCCAGCGTCACGACATGCGGCCGGTGCTGGACCATGGCCCCCACCGCTTCCGCCTGGCCGTTGTGCATGACGACGTAGGTGTCGCTGCGGGCGCCGTAGCGCGACGACAGGTTGAACTCGAGCGCCTTGCGGTCGGGGAACGGCGACACCGCCATGAACTCGGCGGCGTCACGGTCGCGCATCCGCTCGGCGACGGCGAGCACGCTGCCGTAATTCGGGGTGGCGAGCTTCAATCGTCTTCCTCGCCGTCGAAATGGATGGTGGCCGAACTCAGCACCTTGCGGCCGGCGCCTTGCCCGCGGAACCGCAGGCTGATGTGGCTGCTCTGGCTGTTCATCGGCACCGCATCGGGCCCGTAGGTCGTGCCGGGGATGGTGGCGATCAGGTCTTCGGCGACGAGGTTCGTCGGGTCCATGCCGGCGCTGACCGACCACTGGCCCAGCACGGCGGCGTCGACGGAGCGCACGTAGACGCGCCGGTTGAAGACCGTCGCGTATTCCACGGTGAAGCCCGGAAGATACTGGGTCCAGGCACTGATCTGCTCGGTCACGAAATAGCTGAAGACCATGATCGTCGAGCCCATGATCAGCCAGAACCGCCGGTCTACCGGGTTCACCAGACCAACAATCTTGAGCCGGTCGGTCGCCGAAAATCCCTGCAGCAGCCCCTTGATAAGTGTGTCGATCGGCGTGCCGATGTCGGCCGTGGTTGCGAGCCCGGTTATCATGACCGAGCGGAGCGAACGCATGCCGCTCTCGTCGAGATAAAAGACGTCGGTCGTCCCAAACTCAGTGACGGAAAGCGGGCTTTCCGTGCCGGTGTTTTTAAGCACCTGGGACTTGCGGTTCAGGCTCGGATCGGGGTCGACGTACCAGATTTGCACGGTGCGCGAGCCAAAGACGGCGATGTACGACTGGTAGTTTGACACGGCGACGAGATCGGTGCTCTCGCTGTCGTATTGGGCCATGTCGATAAAGCCGGCGCCGGTTACGTCGCTCGTGAACTTGGTCGGCGCGGCCACCCCGGAGAAGTGCAGCTCGGTGTCGGCGACGGCGTAAATCTTGGAGCCGATGGTCGTCGCGAAGCCGCCGGGCGTATAGGTCGCGGTGTTATCGGAGCCGCCTGCCATGGCGATACCGGAGGTTGGCGTCACCGTAAGGGCACCGAGCAGCACCGGCGTAACGACGCGCCCATTCGGCGCGGTACCGGCGACGGCCGCCACGATGTTCACCTGGTTGCCCACCGAGGTCGCGCTATAATCCGGCGTCGAGGTGTCGGAGTTGATCGCCGCGGCGATGTCTGCGGCCGTCTGCACCTGGTCGGTGTTCCACGGCACGGCGGCGCTAATGACCGCGACGCCGTTTACCCGAAGATCGGAGAGCTTGTCGGCGGTGGCGCTGGCGCCGCCCGTCACCCGGAACGAGGCGCGGGCGCGGCCGTCGAACCAGTCAGTGACGCGGGCGCCGTCATAATAGTGCTCGATCGTCGCGTCGGCGAACTGCGCCACGGCGTAAATCTTGCCCGAGAACAGCGTCGCCGAGAGCAGCGCGGTCATGGCGGTTGAGCCGTCGGGGTGAACGAGCTGCTGATAGCTTACGCCGTCGGGAAGCGTCGGCGCCGAGGAGCTGCCGAAGACGACAAGGCCCGTCGGTGTGTGCGCCATGCCGATCGTACCGGCCGGCAGGGTATAGGTGCTGACGAAGGCGGCGCGGCCCTCGAACTCGCCGCCGAGCGTGATGTGACCGTCTATGGCCTTGATCAGCGTGCCGCCGGGCGTCGTCTCCGGCAAGCGCCGGGTATCGAGGCCGCCGGTGAACTGTTTGACCCAGACAGAGCCCATCTAGATCGCCGGCGGAACGTAGCGGGGCACGAACTCGCGCGTCGCAGCGGGCACGCGGTTGGTCGTGCTGAACATGTTGAACTTGCGGGTCTTGATCTGCGAGCCCTTGAGCTTCGCGTAGAGCCGCGAGGCCGCCTCGAGCTTCAGCTGGCCATCCTTGGCGC